TGCTTTCCATCCATCTTGAATCTCACGTACTGCTACGAGAGGCACGACCTCCACTGGGAAATCATAAGGTGCTAAGTGTGTTGTTATTCCATCCATTTTTATCTCCTATATTAAATGGTTTGATTGTTTATTTTATAGAGTTTGACTAATTTCAACAGCATAATATTTTCTTTTGGCGTTGTGTATAGAGCATGGATAAACCACCATGATATACCAAAAGCAAAAAACATTTTGCTCCTTTCCTTATGTAAATGCTAATAGTGAGAATACTAATGTTGCAAAACCTAGCAACACAAACAGTATGTATATAGTATATATTAAGAAAAAGTTATCCATTATCATTCTCCATTGTTGATATAAAAAAAGGGAGCCGAAGCTCCCTATAACTTAAGCAACCTTGTTTAAGGATGCTTGAAAGTTATTAATTGCTTTGTTGTTATCAGATTTAGATTGCATTGCGTTTGCTTTACGTAATGCTTTTGGTACATAATCTTCTTGGCAAGATGTTTTAAGAACATCTTTGAAGAAGTTCATGACCTGCTGATGCATCTCAGCTTCTGCAAGACAAGTGGCTTGTTGGTCAAGCTTGTTGGTAAAGCCGTACTCGTCGAAGTGTGGAGAACCAATGGTCTCACCGACTTTACCCATAACAAGCTGAACCTTGCCACTTTTGATTTCTTCCCAAGTATCACCTGCTGAAGTAGAAAGCATCTCTTCTGCTTGTGCATGGTAGTTACTAGCGTCTTTATGTTTTGTTGAGATTACCCATTGTAGTTGATCTAGTATTGAGAGTAGTGAGTATCTCTTTGCGTACTTTGCATTTGGTCTTGTAGAGTCTTCATAATTCGCATCGAATTCTTTACTAAAGTTTTTTACTAAGTTCTTCATCTTAAGTCTCCTTTGTTTTAGACTGCCACCATGGCAATCTTTATGACATTATGACGATCACGGCTTTCTGCCTACTTAGGTAAGTCGACTCCACTTTCACTTGAGAAGTGTCGACTTATACTTACAAGGGCGAGGAACTCGCAACGTTTACCCTTGTAAGTACATAAAGTTGTGATAGACATAAAATGGAGTTGATTGCACTGGTGCTAAACAAAGGTGACGGGAAGAACGTAAACAACTTTAGTAAGGCATTGATTTATCAATGGACTCGTCACAAGAGCAAATGCTAAGTGCAAGCAAAGAGAGTGTTGTGAATGAGTTGTGCATGAGTGAGAATAAACTGAGCATTTGTGCATTGACAATAGTTCTTGTAGCGTGGTTAAAAGGGGGGATTACAGGGGGGTTTCTCGATGCTACAAGAACGTAAATTGACTAAGAAACAGACATTGCTAGTGGATACACTCGTAGCAAATGGTTGTAGTATCAAAGAAGCTAGCCTACAGGCAGGATATGCACAGGGTGAAAGTGGTAGAGTGACGGCTAGCAAGACTTTGAGACTGCCCCATGTGCAACAGTATATGATGTCTAGGATAACAGAGACTATAGGATTGAGTGCTACGATAGCTAGTCAAAGGGTACTAGCATTGGCTAAGGGAGCCAAGTCTGAGTACGTACAGCTAGAAGCCAGTAAAGACATTCTTGACAGGGCAGGCTTTAAGGCTCCTGATAAGCAAATGCATCTCCACGCAGGGGAGATTCGTGTTTCCATAGACCTAGGTGAGGGGTAGGGGGGTAAAAACTGCGACACCCCACCATGGCAGGGGACCACAACAAACATTATTTGCTCAAAAGGTTCGTTTGTGCATTGAGCCATCAAACAACATAAGTGATAACTAAACTATGGCAACACCGGCATGGACAAGAAAAGCAGGCAAGAATCCCAAGGGTGGATTAAACGCAAAGGGTCGTGCGTCTTATAAGAAAGGTACATTGAAAGCACCTGTTAAGAGTGGAGACAATCCAAGGCGTGCATCTTTCTTAGCGAGAATGGCAGGCAACAAAGGTCCTGATAGAGATTCCAAAGGTAAACCTACAAGGAAGTTATTATCTCTCAGAGCATGGGGTGCATCGAGTTCGGCTGATGCGAGAGCAAAGGCTAGGGCAATATCTAAACGAAATAAAGGAAAGGCTTAATCATGGTAGCAATGAAAGATGCGATAGCCGAGAGAAAAAAGAAAACTAAAAAATTAAGTTTATTAAATACTCCTCTTAGATCAATAAATGCTTACTTAGCAAACAAGCGTGCAGACAAAAAAGAAGCTGAAGATATCAACAAGATGGTAATGCAAGTTGATGATTTTAAACTTGATGGAGAAACTCGTGAAAGAAAAAAATATATTAGAGGCTTAATAGCACGTGCTAAAAGCAAAATGTATAATGAAGAGATTAAAAGAAAAGAAGCATCTAAAAAAGAAAACAGAACATAAAGGAGAGTTATTATGCCAATGGGTAAAGGAACATATGGAAAGACTAAAGGCAGACCACCTGCAAAGAAGATGACTGGTAAGCAGAAGACATTGCCACCTGCTTTACAGAAAAAGATAATGGCATCAAAGAAGAAAAAGTAAGGAGTAAGCTATGGCTATACCTAAAGAGAAAGCAAAAAAAGCAAGTCTTTTAAAGGCAAAAAAAGAACAAGATGAAGACAAAGAAATAAAAGTTGCAATTATGAAAGGAGATAGTATAGCTCCTTATTATGATAAGAATATGGCTAAATCTATATTTGGAAGATTTAGAGCCAAAGGCATGAATCCTAAAGCAGCACAAAGAGCAATGATTAAGAGACTTTTAGAAATGCAACAGGATGAAATTAAAGAGAATCAGAATTACTAATGGCTGTTAATGCTGCAGGTAATTACACTAAGCCTACTATGAGGAAAGCTATCTTTCGCAGGATCAAGGCAGGTGGCAAGGGTGGTAAACCCGGGCAATGGTCTGCCCGAAAAGCACAGATGCTTGCCAAACAATATAAATCAAAGGGTGGGGGTTATACTTCCTGATGGACTGGATAACAGCAGACCTAGTTACAGTCTTACATGAGATGTCTTGGTTTGATGGAATCAGTTATATTTTTTTAGGTTTAGGTGTTTATGCAACTGTTAAATGGATTAATAACAAATGGCGTTAAAGAAAACACAGAGGTCACTGCGTGCTTGGACTAAACAAAAATGGCGAACCAAAAGTGGTAAACCTAGTACACAAGGGAGTAAGGCAACAGGCGAACGTTATCTACCTGAGAAAGCAATTAAAGCTTTATCGGACTCTGAATACAAAGCCACTACGGCTGCTAAACGCAGAGCAGTTAGAAGAAATAAACAAGTATCTAAACAGCCCAAAAAGATTGCAAGCAAAACGAGAAGCTTTCGCTCTTACACATAGGATGGACAATGATTAATATTTACTTTGAAACTTTTAGATTTTTTAATAAGATAAGCAATTATTTTTATAACAAGTACTGCCGTTGTTTGCAGAAGAAACAGATTGATAATATAACACGAGTTGTTAAATGAGACTTCATAAGATTAACAAAGAAGACAGAGACATACTTCGTATTGTAGTTAAGCAAGTACACTTTAAACATTATCCCGAACAGTTCTGTACTGATTATGAAGCAGACAAAATGATTGCAGCAATAGCACCTGATGTTATTGAAAGACTAACTAAAGTCGGCAAGGATATGAGAGTTGACCAACTTTAAATACAAACCTGATGGAGAAGTATGTAAGTCTTTTTTAAAGGATGAAACTTTCTTCAGAGGATTAAGAGGGCCAGTTGGCTCAGGTAAATCAGTAGCTTGCTGTGTAGAAGTATTCAGACGAGCCTTAATGCAGGAGAAATCACCAGATGGCAAACGCAAAAGTAGGTGGGCGATTATCAGAAACACCAATCCTCAGCTTCGTACTACCACGATTAAAACTTGGTTGGACTGGTTTCCGGAAGACGATTGGGGTAGGTTCTCTTGGTCAGTTCCATATACGCACAAAATATCCAAGAGTGATTTGGAGTTGGAGGTTATATTCCTTGCACTCGACAGACCTGAAGACGTTAAGAAACTCCTCTCGTTAGAACTAACTGGCATATGGATTAACGAGGCTAGGGAAATACCTAAGTCAATTATTGATGCATGTACCATGCGTGTTGGTAGATACCCATCTATGAGAGACGGAGGTCCGACTTGGACTGGCGTTATTGCAGATACGAACGCACCCGAAGAAGATCATTGGTGGCCAATCATGGCAGGCGAAGTTCCTATACCTGATCACATTAGTTCTGAAGAATCTAGGATGCTTGTTAAGCCTGACAACTGGAAGTTCTACACTCAACCCTCAGCTATGTTAGAAGATAAAGATGAAGAGGGATTGATAGTAAAGTATAATCCTAATCCTGTAGCCGAAAATAAAAAACATATGATGGACAGTTACTATCCTAACTTAATACAA